GGAATAAAGACTTTATCACCAATGTCCTTTGAGAGGATCTTCACTTCTTCGGCTGTTAGCACCAAAGCTTCACCATGTTTCGCAGCATCATTGATGCGAGCAATAATCTGATTGATTGGTAGTTTTGCGTTATCCAATTCCATTCTCCTTTTTTAACCTGCACGCCAAAATTGGCGACCCATAACTTTAAAATTCAATCCATTTTGCTCCGTGACTTCACGATCTCTGTATTTAGGATTTAGGCTGTGCAGAATCAGTTTCCCGCCTTCTTCCTTGAAAATCTGCTTAATCATGCCTTCACCCTCAAAGTAAACAGCATAAATTTGACCATCAATAATGTCGGTTTGGGATATATCAATGCCAACCAAATCCCCATCATCAATCTTGTCCGCCATACTGTCGCCTTTAGCCTTGATGATGCGCATGCAATCAGGATGAACATTTTTTTGTTTAAAAAAACTAGGTGGGAATGGCTGTTTTCCATTGATCACATCAAAGTGAAACTCTATAGATTCTCCTGTGCCACAAGAAAAACTTGCCTCTACCACATCAATCCAGATAAATCCATCATCCCCACCATACTCAACTACTGACGCGCTTTGAATATCATTCACATCAAATGATGATTCATCTTTCTTGGATAGACCGTGCTTATCCATAAATTCTTGCATGTTGAAGTTGGTTAAATTTTGTTTTTCTTTTCCAGTAAGAATCCATCTGGATGTTGTTTTTAATGCGGTTGCTAGCGCCTCAATGTGCTTTGCGCTCGGATTATTACTTCCATTTACCCAACCAGAAACAGTTCCTCTAGCAGCGCCAGTGAGCCTCATTAAATCCGCTTGAGATAACTTTAATTCAGCCATTCGAGATTGAATGCGATCAGAAACAGAATTATCCATCGTTCAAAACCTTATATCAGATGTTCAAAATTATGAACAAGAAGTTTGACAAATGCTTGAACATGTTGTTCAATAAGTTGAATTAATATGTTCAGGAATTTGAATATGAATGTAGAGCATTTGAGGGAGTTCTACGGTGTAGAAAATAACTCTCAACTAGCCAAGAAAATCAAAAAAGCACGCTCAGGTATTACCAAATGGGAGCGAGAAGGCATACCACCAAGAACGCAAGCTGCCTTTGAAGTATTAACAAATGGAAAGCTAAAGGCTGACCGTCAAGCATTAACTGCCTAGGAAAAACCATGACTAAACGTAAACCTAAGAAGGATGCGTCAATCACCATCCATATGCCTACAGACCACAAAGAACAGTTGGCTTCATTGGCTGAAATGCTAAGAGCAGGACAGGGTGCAAGTGAGTATGTGTACGAAACTTTAATCAAGCCTCATCTCCAACAATTGAAAGCTGAGACAAAGATTAAACAAAAGATTTTCGGCTTAACAGAGAACGATAAAAACCATGAGCTGCATTCAGATTTATCCGTGCGCTCAGAAACAGCAGACATTAAAAAAGCCTGATCTCGTAAATCAGGCTTAGTGTTCAAACGAGGTAAGTCATATGAACTATTCAATATTAGCAGACATTGAACTAAATCGGAAGATTAGTTTGTTTCAAAAAGCGGTTGAGGCTTATGTGCTTAATCGAACTCTCGAAAACTCTATGGCATTGGCTAAAGCGAAAGCTGATTTAGCTGCATTTGTATTGAGAGGTGTTTGATGGGTGCATTGAAGCAGGCTGAAATTATTCCAATTTCAAAAGGTAGGGACAAGATGACAGACAAGTTCGAAAAGGGCTATGTGATGTCTAGTCGTCTTTATCGTAGTGATGTGCGTCCATTTCTTAGTGATGCAGCACGTAATGTGTATGCTGAACTGGAAGACCGCATCAATGGTTTTAAAGACAAAACTACTGATTTTGTAAGTTACTCTCAATTGCAGGGCGGCAAGCTTGAAGGTTCTAAAAAACTAAGCACTACTACAGTTCGTAAAGGCCTAAAAGAATTAACCGATTTAGGCGTTGTAACTGTTGTTAGTTCTGATTCAAGAAAGGGTAATGAATACAGAATTAATGAGGTGTCATTAGTCGAGCACTTTAAAAACTGCAATACCACTTTAGAAAGTAAAGCACTACAGAAAGTAAAGCGCGAGCACTTTACTAACGAAAGCGCCAGCACTTTAGAAACTAAAGACACAATAGAATTATATAAAAATATTTATAGAGAGGAGAGCACACAAGAAAATCCAGTTGATGAAGTTCTGAATATCTGGAAACCAGATTTACAACAATTGAATTCTTGGATGCAAAGATCAGGTTTACCAAAAATCAATCAAGCTCAAGTTGAAGAATTACTTCTTGAAATCAACCCACACTACGAAAACAAAATCATCACTGGTGCAGTAACAAGCACTCAGATGTATTCAAATTTCGTGAAGTGGGTAAAACGTGATTTCAAACTTGTTGAAAAACTTTTCAAACAAGCAGAACAAAACAACACTCAAGCAATCAATCCTGAAAATCTCGAAACAGAAATGGGGGATTGGTAATGTCGAATATTCATAACATCCCTATGGAACAAGCAGTTCTTACAGCATTGATGACTGTAGACAAATCATTTGATGTTGTAAGTAACGATCTTGATGTTGAGTGTTTCTTTCCAGAGCGCCATAAGCAAATCTTCCAGGCGATTGCCGACCTTGCAAACGAAAACAAACCTTATGACTTCGTTATGGTTGAGCAGCAGCTTAAACAAAAAAACGTAATTCATTTGATGGGTGGTTCTGAATACCTGCTTCAAATGAGCAGTGAAGCGCCTTCAAGCTTTTACAACCTGGAGTCTTATGTTGCAGAACTAAACAAGTTCAAGGCACACCGTGAAGTTGAGCATATTGGTCAAAGCATTGCTGAGATTGCTAAAGACTTAACAACCCCTGACGTTCACATTGCAGCAGAAAGCATCCTGGATGGGAAGAAAACTTCAAACGATGTTGAGAAAACCAGCTTCACATTTGAAGAGGCTATGAACCGTGCTACAGATCGTTTAATCCAAAAGGCTGAGGCTAAAGCTAACAAGCAGTACACAGGCGTAAAGTTTAACTTAACTCACCTGGATAACCTTGTTGGATTAATTCAAAAAGGACACTTCTGCATCGTGGGTGGTCGTCCTGGTTCAGGTAAATCAACTCTAGCTCAAATGTTAGTTATTCAGACAGCAGTGCGATACAACGAGCCTGTATTGGTTGTATCTGCCGAAATGGATGTAGAGACATTCACAAACCGCTGTATCTCAGCATTAACCAAAATTCCTTATGACAACATTCATAACGCTGAATTATTTGATGGGATGTTGGCTCAATTTGCAGATGCTCAAAGACGGTTCAGTTCTTTGCCAATCCATATCGAAGACAAGCAAAAGCCGACAATTGCAGAAATACATTCTTGGGCTCGTAAAGCTAAGCGCAAATACAAAAGACTAGGATGCATCGTAATTGACTACCTTCAATTGGTTCGTGACCCAAGTAAGAAAGACCGTTACCAGGAAGTGAGCTCAATTAGCCGTGATTTAAAAGCACTTGCTAAAGAGTTTGATTGCCCAGTTATAGCATTAGCGCAGCTTAATCGTGAGTCTGAGAAAGGGAAACGTCCTAAAGCATCAGATCTAAAAGAATCAGGTCAGATCGAACAAGATGCAGACCAAATCATCCTAGCGAATCCAATCATTGGTGAAGACGACCTACCGTCAGGTGTCACCGAATTAATCGTTGCTAAAAATCGTCATGGCAAGAAAGGCGTAGTTCGAGTTATGGACCGCTTAGATATCTGCCGTTTTGTGACTATTCGAGAAGAAGGAATGGCTGCATGAAAACTTTAAATAGAACAAAGAAATTGAACTTTGATGACCAGCTTAGCTTACTCGTGTTTGGCTGTCATGCATCAGCGCCTTTCAGTGTCAAAGACGTGAAGGAATCAGTGTTTGATTTCAATCGAGGAACCATCTACAGCAATCTTCAAAAATTTGTTGAATGGAAATATTTCGAACGTGTTGGGAAAAATCATTACAAGGCAACTCAATACGCAAAAGACATCCTGAATGTTAAAGGGGAGCTGAAAGCATGATCGAATTTGCAGATTACACCTCAATGATGAAGCTGCGTAGAGCGTACAACCTCGGCACTCGCAATAAAGAAACAAGAGCAGCAGCGAACCTCTATGAGAAATTAAGAAAGCTGAAAATGCTAGACCAGCTTAAGCAGGAAGCCATGACTAAACGTTACAAGGAGGCGGTATGAAACCAGAACAGTTTATTCGTGAGTTCGGGCCTAACACTTTCAGAATATCAATGTCATTTGTCAACACTGCTAAGTATTTGGTGGTTCATGAAGGTGAAATTGATTTTACAGATGAAATCAAGCCTCACCATGGCGAACGTGTATTTGAGCGTGATGTGGTTAAGCGTCTGGTGGAGTCGGTTGAGCTAATCAACTTGTTTGGCAGCATCAAGATAGCAAAAGACAAAGTGAAGATGGCTGATTTTAATGGATTCTTACTTGTCTCAGTTCCAATCGAAAACGGCTTGGCAGATGTCTATATCCATAAAGTAGAACAAGCCATCCGCGACCACGAATCAATATACGGAGGCGGGGATGAGTAATAAAAAAGACACTCCAGATGGCGCTACACACTTCTTTACTTCGTTGGGTGGTCAAACAAGATTCTTCAAAATAGAAAGCGGCAATCTAATGTGTTGGTACGAAGAACTAGGCGCTTGGAAACATCCGGCAGCTTCTAATTGGCTTATGAAAAATATAAAGGTGATTCCGTGAGTAGTAGAAAAATTAGATCAGAACTCAAGAAGAAAGGGATTCCCGCAGAAGTTCATTGGGAATACATGTCTGATTGTTATGGTGGTGGTGGTGCTTACTTTATTGACATAGACGCCGATACTGAAAACAAACTCTTAGATGCGGACCCTGATTGTGAGCCACAACTCGATGTTGGGTATGCAGAGAGCCTTGAAGAAGCTTTGGAGTTTATTGATCAATTGCCAAGTTTAAAAGGAGCCAGCCATGCGTGATTTTAAAGAGTTTGAACGTGGTGACTGGGTTGTCTTTGATACTTCAAAGCCATATTGCCGTTTACTGCCACCTTGCTTAATGAAATTTATTCAGATTGAAGACGGTGATGCTGTAGTTGAATCACAAGGCCGATGGAGCTTAGTAAGCCTGGCTGCGTTAAAACCTGCGTCAGAAGATGACATTGAAGCAGGCCACCGCATTGATAAACCCTCGAATTCAAGGGAATTAGAAATCCTAGACAAGCCAGAAAACCACATTTCGCCTAACTGCAAAGTAACTGAGGCGCACATTAACGAGGCTGACAAGCTCAATAGATTGGGGTGAAGAATGGATAAGTGTAGAGAAGAGTTTGAGAAGCAAAAGTACTGGATTGGGCTATTTAGAGCAGATGTCGACTTTGATATGACTCTTGGGAAATTTGGAAGATATGTTTCAAATGGTTCAAGAAGAATTGATGCAATGTACTTGGAGTCATTTAACGAAAAGTGGGAAGCATGGGCCAATGCATGGCAGCACCAGCAAGCGAAAGTGGAGGAGCTGCAAAAGCAATTAAGTGAATACATATTTGTATCGGAAACGCTTGATGAAATGTATGTGAAAGAAGTCCAGAAAAGTGACGAGCTGCAAAAGCGGGTGGATCAACAAGGTCTAATCATTGCAAATGTTATGTCTATTGCATCAGACCTTCAAAAGAGCTGGTCAATGTTTGAGATTGGCAAGAAGTTAGAGCAAGCGCTCAAGGTAGGGAAAAATTGATTTTTTATGTTGAGGCAATTGGCGGGCCGGATGACGGCGAATTAATTGCAACTGAACTGGATGTCTATTTTGCAATGCCGCCTCAAGAGGAATGGGATTGGTGGTCTCAAAAAGACCCCGTTAATACTATCCTTCCTACAATTAATTATTACCATGAAAGAGTCCCAACAATTCCGTTAAACAGTCCCAACGTTGGGACACGGAATCTTTCAAAGAATCTATCAGAAGAATCTAAAAATAAAAAAACATGGTTGAGTTTGAAAAAACTTGGTGAAGAAATTCGTTTGGCAGCTGATCAGGAAACTTACGAGCAGATCAAAAATGCGACTTGGTTCGATCGGGAGTTGCGAGCATTTGAACTCTACAACGCTGAGAAGAATCTTTGTGATGAACTCATGAATTACCACTTTGCAGACTGGTTAATCAACGCATGTGGAAAATACCAAGCACGTGAACAATCTAAAAACTCAAAAGCTGCAACACAGGTTCGAGTCCCGCAGGGGGAATCAAACACACTAAGTTCAAAACAGATTTACTCATTTGCTCAAAAACTTTCTGTTCATCCAGAGTTTGCGAGCAAATACGCTGAAGGTAACGAGAGCTATGAACAACTAGCGGCTCGTATCGCAGTGAAGCTTACAGATCCTGAGCAACAACAAAAATTGATGCCTTACCTCATTCAAGTTGGATTTCAACAGGGCAAAGGAGCTGGGGCATGATTTACAACATTGTTTCAGTTTCCGGTGGTAAAGACTCAACTGCTACTTTGCTTCTAGCAATGGCGTGGGGTGTAGAGAACCTTCAGGCTGTATTTGCAGACACAGGGCATGAACACCCAGCGACCTATGAATATGTTGATTACTTGGAACGAATTTTAGAAATCCAAATTCAAAGAGTTAAGGCAGATTTTAGTTTTGAAATTGCCCGAAAACGTGAGTATGTCAGCACTGTATGGCGTGAAGAGGGAGTTTCTGAATCTGTCATAGAAAATGCTTTAGCTGTTCTTAAACCTACAGGTAATCCCTTTTTAGATTTGTGTCTTTGGAAAGGTAGATTTCCTTCTACCCGTAGACGCTTTTGCACTTCTGAATTGAAAGTTAAGCCGATCCAACAAATGTTTTACCCCATTTTGGATGATGGCAACATGATTTTGTCATGGCAAGGAGTCCGTGCAGATGAGTCTTTGGATCGTAAATTTTTGCCTGAATGCAATGAAATTATTGAAGGTCTTTACAACTACAGACCAATTTTGAAGTGGACGGCAAAAGACGTTTTCCAAGCTCATGCAGACATGGGAATAAATCCAAACCCTTTATACAAACAAGGCATGGGGCGGGTTGGTTGTATGCCATGTATTAACTGCAATAAAGATGAGCTGAAGGAAATAGCAAAACGTTTTCCTGAGGAAATTGAACGGGTAGCTGAGTGGGAGCGAATTGTAGGATTAGTTTCAAAGCGCCAATCGGCAACATTCTTCACTTCTGATTATCGAGGGCATGGCATTCACCAGCTGGTGGAATGGTCCAAAACTGTGAGAGGTGGAAAACAATACGATTTAGTTGAGCAAATGATAGGCATCGAAGCTTGTTCATCTGCATATGGTTTATGTGAGTAGGGGCAGGAGCATGAATAAATTCGAGATATTAGCGTGGGGTTTACTCATTTCAATTTTTACAGTTGCAATTTGCGGAGCTGTGGTTTTGTGGTGGTTAGCGAGAAAAGAGGCTATTGAGGAATGAGTTCAATAAGCCTCGCTGACTACAAACGCCTTTATGCAAAACCACGTAGCAAAACTAAGCGCCGTGTTTCAGTAAAAAAAGTACGAATTGTAAGTGAAGGCGAGGCAACGCTTGTACAGCAATTAAAAACACAGAAGATCAATTTTGAGCAGGAGTACAAATTCCATCCAAAACGCAAATGGAGAGCTGATTTTTTAATTACAGGAACAAAGATTTTGGTAGAGGTTGAAGGCGGTATTTGGATGGCAGGTGGTGGAAGGCATACAAGAGGCAAAGGTTATATCGGGGATATGGAGAAATACAACTCCGCAGCAATGATGGGTTTTACAGTTTTACGGTTCAGCACAGAGCAAGTTAAGTCCGGTATGGCATTAAAGCAAATTGAATTATTAATTAAGGGTAAATAGGAAGGCGATTATGTTGGTTGAAAAGTTTGATTTTATTGAGTTACTTCGCCTTGCTATTGCTCAAGGCAAAGCTGAAGGAAAGAAAATTTCGAAAGATGTAGTTTTAGGTGAATTAGCGCTGTTATCGCCAGCTGCAAAGCTTTGGGCCACTGTCTTGATTGAAAAGGTTGATTTTGAGCGAATCGCAATAATTACCCCAGCACAAAAACAGACTGAAACTTTTTACAGTAAGTATGACTTTAATTTTCAAACCGAACGCCGTATTGAAGATATTCCGGGTAAGGTTGAGTTTGTTCGTGGTGAGATTAAATCCGGTAATTTTTTCCGTGCGAGAAATAAATTAGCGGTAAAGATTCATGATGAAATGGTAAAGAAAAAATTTACCCCTACTAATGCCCAAGGTGATCTTACTAATGTGGCAAAAGGAATTGCTGAGGTTGTTTTACGTGGCCATGTTTTTGTTAAAGCAATGTGTAGCGCATGTCAGGGTATTGGCAAAATCGAATTGTTTAACTCAATGGGTTGTTCTGACGGATCTAAATTTTGTGAAAAGTGCAATGGTACAGGTAAAAGACCATACACTTTGAATGAGAAAATGAAACTAGCGGGAATTAATGCAACTAAAACGGCGTATATTAAAAGCTATCAAAAGTTTGAGCTATTCGGTGAATCTATCGTTGCACAGTGGGAAAATGAAATCAGATCGCGCATTTCTCGCTCATTCCGTTTTGAACTTCCTGACAATCAAGAATCTTGTGCTTGACAGTTGGGTATACACTTGAGTATAAGGATTTCTAAAATGGGCGAAATGTAAAGTAATCGCCAGTAAGAAATTAAGAGCTCGCCAATCGGTGGGCTTTTTTGTTTTTACTGAATTATGAAATTTGAGGATTAGGCCCTATAATTTCCATTATAAAATTTAATAGGAATAAGAAATGGGTAGTGTGCCTAAATTCTATCAATTTGGTAATAGTCATTATAATCTTGACCAAATTGTCAAAATAACTTCGAGTTCTGATCTTAGTTCAGTTTTAGCCAATTTTTCTGATGGTTCAGAAGTTGAATTTACGTTCGATAGTGAGGATGAATACAATCAATTCATCCACTTAATAAGAAGTATTAACTTTACTTCAGATTTAAATTTTTAATATACCGAGTAAATTGCGGTACAAACGGCCTGCTAGATTTTAATTATTAGCGGGCTTTTTTACTTAATGTGTTAAGCTGAACTGAATAATTTTTGGAAAAGTACAATGTTCATTTGTGTTGGTGGTGAGTTAGACGGCCAGAAGATTGAAAAAGAAGGTCGTTTATTAAAAGCTTCTGATATCGACCCAACATTCACAACTGAGTACTACAAGCAGGTTTTTAACCGCGACAACATTAATTATCGTTTTTGGCTTCCAATAGGATCAAACTTGCATGAAATGTCTGAGCAAGTTTTGGATATTTTGAGAGCATCAAAAAATTAAGTTTAAAGTATGTTGTAAATACATCTTCTAATTTGTATGATATGTCACAAATACTGCGCTGAAAGTTTTTGTTTTTATGCCCCGTTTCTTTTTTAGAAGCGGGTTTTTTGATTTTAAAACCCCACTCGCTTAGGACGCTTTGCGAGTTTACTTGCCGGACGTATTACGGCGCAAATGGCCCCGCTACATACTAGTTATTGGCGGGGCTTTTTGTTTTATTAATCTGATGATTTAGTTCTCGATAGTGAACAATTTACTATTGAGAATCAAATACTTACACTTTACTTTGATTAAAATTTATGCTTTACTCATTGAATCATTCATTGAGAGGTGAAGCATATGTTGTTTAATGGTTCAGAAGAGCTTGTTGTGATTTCCAATGATGGCACTCGAAGCGCTTTGAAGTCTTGTAGAATTGATAATGAAGAAACAATCTTCACAAGTGACTCTACAGATGGCGTAAGTATTGGAGATCGATTAATCAAGAAATTACAAAATGGTTCAAATCGAGAATATTTAGTTAAATCTGTTAAGGATGGTGTAAATATGTTTGGACATAGAGAGATTAGAGTTCAGCAGATTTAAAACCTACAGTATTAATAACCCTACCTTAAGGTAGGGTTTTTCTTTTTGGAGTAAGTATGACTGAATTTCAAAAAATTACGCATGAGATTAGACAGCTCCAAATAGAGCTAAACCATTTGGGAAGTTGCAATACAAAAGGTTTAAATACAGAACAGATCGCTCACCTAGATGAGCGATTTTTTTTGGCCATAGCAAAGCAAAATAAATTAATTGCCCAGCTCAACAATAAGCCAGAGGGCTTCTTTTAAGGGGCTCATTCGTGGACGATAAAGAGTATTTTTGGCTAACACGGAAAAAAGAACCTAAAACTAAGTCCAAATCTAGACCACTACCTAAAGCTACTCAAAAATACTTAGAGGCTGAAGAAGAATTTACACAAGCTTTAGATAATCTGGAAATTAAATATGAAAAGAAATTCCAGTTCAAATCTACAAAGCATTGGCGATTTGACTTTCACTTAATAGAACATCGTATTTTAGTTGAAATTGCTGGTGGACCTTGGTCGGGTGGACGAAAGGGTAAGCTTAAAAACAAAGCTTGGAGTCTTGATCGTTACGATGTAGCTGAAGAGATGGGCTACACAGTAATTCGCATAGAGACAGCTTCAAGATGTCGCATTGATGAGTCTGGACCTTTGCAGTTACGAACTGAATACGCAAGCCAATGGCTTAAAAATTTAAAGAGGCAAATATTTAATGGATCAGATCAGACCATTTCCACCGACTGATTTTATTGATCAAGCTGATGAAGAGGAAGCAATTCGTTTAATACCCGCTCCAGACCTAAAGAAATGGGTTGTGGCCAACTACTTAACGATAGGTGGACCTCTTTATAACCCTGACCATGACCATATTGCTGAGCTGCTTCACGATAATGAAGAATTTTTAGCATTTGCTTGGGCCTCTTCTGCATATAAAAGCAAGCAAGCTATGGTGTTAGGCCAGTGCGAAAAAGTCATGTTCAATGTTGGTGGATGGCGTAAGGCCAGACAAGAGCAACAGATGCGAGACTGGTTCGGCTTTGTGCCAACATACTTAATAACTGTCGACGCTTCTTTCTGTGAGCGTGCAAACGATACAGAGTTCTGTTACTTACTTGAACATGAGCTTTACCACATTGGAGTGATGAGAGACGAGGACGGAGAAATTGTTTATAGCGATAGTTCTGGTCTTCCTAAGCACTATCTTGCAGGTCATGACGTTGAAGAGTTTATTGGCGTAGTTAAACGTTATGGACCAAGCAAAAATGTTAAGCGACTTATTGAAGTCGCAAAAAATCCGCCGTTTGTTTCGAATCTTGATATTTCAAAATGCTGCGGAAACTGTGTAATCAATTGAGCCTAATGGCTCTTTTTTTTGCCCATTTTGTTATACGTAGTTATACGATGAGGAAGTTATGGCGACACTAAAAGAGCCTGTGAAAATCTTTATAGTTCAGTCTCTTGCTTGTCGTGATACACCTCAAGAAGTGGCTGAACTCGTAAAACAAGAGTTTGGCGTTGATATAGATCGTGTTCAAGTTGCAACTTATGACCCTACAAAGGTTGCAGGAAAGAACTTAAGCAAAAAGTATGTCGAACTATTTGAAAAAACCAGAGATGAGTTTGATAAAGGCTTAATTGATATTCCTATAGCCAATAAGTACTACCGATTGAAGCAATACCAAAGACAGCTTGAGAAGACTAGAAACGTCAAAACAGCCTTAAAAATTCTTGAGCAAGCCGCTAAAGACATTGGTGGTCAATTTACTAACCGCCAAGAAATTACAGGCAAAGACGGCGGACCAGTCCAAACAGTTAATTCAGAAATTCCAGTTCCAATGGAAGATTACTTAAAAGCGCGGAGGGAAGTCTTAGATGAGTACTGATGCGGCTCGGGATAAAGCCATCCGGATCGAGGCGCAAGAAGATTTATATTTCTTTACAAGGTACATGTTTAAGGAGCGCCGCGGTTATAAATGGATGCATAACTGGCACCACTTGGAACTCTGTGAAGCTTTAATGAAGGTTTATCGCGGGGAAATTAAGCGGTTAGTTATTAATTTACCACCTCGTTATTCTAAAACTGAAATTGTCGTAATTAATTTTATGGCTTGGTGTTTTGGTAAGAAACCTGATTCTGAATTTATTCACATTAGTTATTCAGCAATGCTTGCTGCAAATAACGCGTTTCAGGTACGAACACTAGTTCAAGAAGAAGCTTATAAGAAAGTCTTTCCAAATTTTAGCTTGCGAGATGATAGTAAGGCTAAAGACTTCTGGCGTACGTCAGAGGGTGGTGTCTGCTATGCGACTGGTACAGGCGGTACGATTACTGGTTTTGGTGCTGGCAAGATGCGGGATGACTTTGGTGGTTGCATCATTATTGACGACCCACATAAAGCACATGAAGCTTCTTCTAAAACAATTCGAGAAGGGGTAATTGATTGGTTCCAAAACACCCTTGAGTCGCGTACTAACTCACCAGATACACCGATTATCGTCATCATGCAGCGTCTACATGAAGATGATTTGGCTGGATGGTTGCTAGGTGATAGAAAAGACGGCGTTCCTGTAGCTGGTGGTAACGGTGAGGTTTGGGAGCATCTATGTCTTTCGGCTATTCAGGAAGATGGATCCGCACTGTGGCCAGCAAAGCACAATATCCAAAAGTTGAAACAAATGGAGCAAGCCGCACCATATGTATTTGCCGGGCAGTACCGACAAATGCCATCACCGCCAGCAGGCGGTTTTTTTAAGCCCGACAATATTCAAATTGTTGATGCTTTGCCTGCAGATGTAGTGAAGCAAGTAAGGGCATGGGATTTTGGCGCTACAGAGAATGAAGGTGACTTTACAGTAGGTGTACGAGAAGCTCTAGGCGCAGATGGTTTTACTTACATTGTCGATGTTACAAGAGGACAGCTTGGTCCAGACAATGTAAATAAACGCTTAAAGCAAACCACTGAGCTTGATGGAAAAAACGTAACTGTTCGAATTCCTCAAGATCCTGGTCAAGCAGGGAAATCTCAAGCTCTGGCATTTACAAAACTTCTCAGTGGCTATCATGTGGTTGCAAAACCAGTATCGGGTGACAAGATCACTCGGGCACAGCCTTTTGCCGCTCAAGTAAATGTTGGGAATGTTCGAATGCTTAAAGGTGATTGGAACAAAGCCTTTATTGAAGAACTTCGGAATTTCCCTAATGGAACAAATGACGATCAGGTAGATGGTGGATCTGACGCTTTTAATGAATTACATGAAGGATTTGAAACCTTCTTCACTGATATGGGATTTGCTCGATGAGTGATGTAACTTTTCAACATGCTGAATATGTTAAGAACTTGCCATACTGGCAAAAACTTGATGATGTTTGTGAAGGTGAAGATGCAGTTAAGGCTAAAGGTGAAAAATATTTGCCGATGCCAAATGCTCATGATAAATCACCTGCAAATAAAAGCGCTTATGAGGCTTATCGTACCCGTGCAGTCTTTTATGAAGTTACTGGTACTACCTCAAATAGTTTGGTTGGAGCAGCTTTTGCAACTGATCCAAGTTTTAAATTTCCTCCAGAACTTGCACATTTAGAACGTAATGCGAATGGAGCAGGCCTTAGTACTTATCAACTGGCTCAAAATGGTATTCGCCATTTATTAAAACATTATCGTTGCGCTTTATACGTAGATTACCCAGATGTACCTCCAGCTCGTAATCTCGCGGAATTTAAAGCGCAAAAAGCCTATCCGATGATTCATTTATTGAATGCCCTAGATGTAGTGAACTGGGATTCAGTAATGATCGATAACCAGAAAAAGCTTTGTCTAGTAGTTATCCGTGAATTTAGGTCTGAACGCGGAGCAGATGGTTTTAGTAAAAATGAAGTAGAACAGTATCGTGTACTTCGTTTAGAACCTGAGAGTGATGGGAAATATATCTATTCAGTTCAGGTTTACACAAAGGGTGAAAAAGGTAATTGGGTAGGAGGAAAAAAGAAATTCCCAACGGATTATAACGGGAACTTTTGGACATATATTCCATTTACCTTTGTCGGTGCCATAGATAACTCAGAAGAGATTAAGAAGCCGCCCTTACTTCCTTTGGCTAATCTCAATTTAGCCCATTATCGAGACAGCGCGGACTTTCAAGAGTCCGTTTTTTATATGGGCCAACCTCAATACTATGCGAAAGGTGTTAATTGGGAGTGGTACGACCAAGCTAAGAAACGTGGCATTTACATCGGTGCAAAAGTACTTTTGCCTTTACCTGAAAATGGTGGTTTAGGAATTGTACAAGCGGATCCTAATACGCTCGCCCGGGAAGCTATGAAAGACAAGTGGGAAAAAATGAAGGAGATGGGGGCGCGTTTAATTGAGAAGGGTACTGCGGGTAAAAAGACCGCCACCGAAGCGAATAGCGATGACGCCGTTCAACATTCAGTTCTTTCGCTCTGTGTTGTCAATATGAATGAAGCCTTGTCAGCAGCATTACGATGGGCTGCAAAGTTTGTAATGCCAGATGTTGATATTCTCACTAAGGACGAATTGGTATTTGAAATTAGTCAGGAGTTTAACAAGCAAGGTTATTTAGCTGAGTTAGCTCGACAGCTATTTGAAGCAGCTCTACAAGGCCGATCTTCATTTAAATCGTGGTGGGAATACAACCAAACAGGTATGTTCCCGAAACAAAAATATGAAGAAGAGTTGCAGAACGTTGAAGCTGAGCAAGATGGGACTTTGAACCAAAGGTAGAGTGAGATGGCAACAGATATCAAAAAACTATTTGAAGCACTCACGCAGCATCAAGCATACCTTTATCGTGCTTCATCAAATACTGTTAATGAGCTTTTAGGTTTATTCAATGAAGATACGAGTGTAATGCTATCTAAACTTCGTGATTTATTGGATGAGCTTAGTGAGTCGGAGAAAATTGCTTTAGCTGGTGGTAAATACACAACTTCAAATCTCAGGGAAATTAGAGATTTGATTGCACAGTGGTTTGCTAGTGTAAATACCAGCTTGCCTGAAGCTTTCGCCGTCTCTGCTACAGCTTTGGCTGTTTATGAAGCTAATTATATTGCCAAGTTATATGGCAGTAAGCTTAAAAAACCTGATGGTGAAAAGCTTTATTCTGCAGCTAAAAAGGTGCCATTGGTTGGCGGTGCTCTTGTTGATGATCTTCTATCTAGAATTGCTGAAAGTGCCCGACAAAAGGTTGAGTATGCAATTCGAGATGGAATCAACTCAGGCAAAACTAACCAAGAAATTGTTCAGCGCATTCGTGGTACCAAGCGTCTCAACTATGAAGACGGAATTTTAAACGGTACCAAGACTGATATTGAGCGAACAGTGAGAACTGTACGAAGTCATGTGGCCAATCAAGCCTATCTAAATAGCTACAACCAAATTGGCTTTGAATATGTTCGATTGGTTGCAACGCTGGACGGAAGAACTTCAAAACTTTGTGCATCTCTTGATGGCACTGTATGGGAGATTAACGATCCAGCAAAACGGGTACCGCCGTTACACCCAAATTGCCGCAGTATCTTGGTTCCGGTCGAGAAAGACGGTCAACTTGTTGGCGAACGACCATTTGTCATGGACGAACGCCGGGTTAAGGACATTCCAAAAGACGAGCGAAGCCAATTAATAGGGCAGCTAGATGCCAACACTACATTTAAAGAGTTTTTTAAAAAAACAGACGATTTCTTTCAAAGAGAATGGCTAGGACCTAAGCGTTACAAGCTATTCAAGGAAGGTAAATTTGAATTTGAAAAGTTCTTTGATCCTGAAGGGCGGCTTTACACGCTGGACCAACTTCGAAAGTTGGATGAGCAAACGTTTAAGGAGTTGGGTCTATGAGTATTTGTCCAGAATTTATTATTGTATCAATTTTCGTTGTTAGTGGGCTTATTTACTGGCAAAGAAACAAGCATTTTAAAGATTACTTAAAGCGAAAACGCTAATTAAAATTTAAACCTTAGCACCTTCGGGTGCTTTTTTTGCGAGAAGAAAATGCCAAGCCCTATTATCCAATATTTCCAATATGAACATTTACCTGAACATTTGCAGCAAGTTAGTAAGCCAATTGGTGATTTAGCTCGGCAAATGGATGAGCAACTTCCTGACGGGCCTGAAAAATCCACAGGATTAAGAAAGCTACTTGAAGCAAAAGATGCATTTGTACGCCAAGCTTTAAGTAAATAATCATTTATAGAAATGAAGCGTCCTAAAGGGCGCTTTTTTATTGCCTGCCGAAAGCGGATGCTAACGGCGAATCCGGGCGGATGCCCATTTTGTATATATAGGTTGGATGACCAATGAAACTTAAAACAGTAACAATCGACGGTAAAGTTTATGCGGAAGTAGACGGTGATAAGCCGATCTATATTCATGATGACGGCAAAGAAATGCCACATGATGCACCACACTCGGTAGCAACAATTGCACGCTTAAACAATGAAGCTAAAACACATCGTGAAGCCAAAGAAGCAGCCGAAAAAGCATTAAAAGCTTTTGAAGGAATTGAAGACCCAGCGGCAGCTAAAAAGGCATTACAAACAATCCAAAATCTCGATGATAAAAAGCTGGTGGATGCCGGTGAAGTTGAGAAAGTTAAAGCTGAAGCTATCAAAGCAGTTGAGGAAAAATATGCCCCGATTGTTGCGCAACGTGATGCTCTAGAAGCCTCTTTACATAAAGAACTTATCGGCGGTGGTTTTGCTCGTTCTAAGTACATTCAAGACAACATTGCAGTACCTGTGGACATGGTTCAGGCAACCTTTGGTCATCACTTCAAAATCGAAGAAGGCAAGGTGGTTGCATATGATCCGAACGGCGAAAAGATTTATTCACGTGTCCGCCCGGGTGAACTTGCAAATGTTGATGAAGCTTTAGAGTCATTGGTTGGTGGATACCAGCATAAAGACTTAATTCTTAAAGGTGGCAAAGGAACTGGCGGCGGTTTTCAAGGTGGCGGCAAAGGTGGGGCGCCTACTGGAATGAAACGCAGTGAAATGTCTGTTTCTCAGAAAGCTGACTACATCAAAGAACATGGCAATGATGCCTTCCTAAAACTGCCGAACTAATCATTAAATATTTGGAGATAAGTAGTTATGACTACGACAGTTAATTCAGACATGATCATCTATAACCAATTGGCTCAAGCAGCTTATTTGGAACGATTACAGGATAATTTGAATGTCTTTAATGAAGCTTCCAATGGTGCGATTATTTATCGCAATGAAATCATTCAAGGTGACTTCAATAAAAACGCATTCTACAAAGTTGGTGGTAGCATTAAGCATCGTGATGTGAACTCCAACGCAAAAGTCACTCCGGAAAAAATCGGTGCAGGTGAGTCTGTAGGTGTAAAGATTCCATATAAATATGGTCCTTATGCATCAACTGAAGAGGCATTTAAACGCCGTGCACGTACACCAGAAGAGTTTGCTATGGTTGTTGGTTACGATCTAGCAGATGCATTGGTTGCAGGCCGTTTAGAGTACAGCTTAGCTTCTTTAAAAGCAGCCATTTCTAGCAATCCAGACATGGTTGCAAAAGGTAGTATTGTTGTTGATGGCCGCAAAGCATTAACTCGTGGTATGCGAAAGTTTGGTGATAAGTTTGGCCGCATTGGCTTATGGGTGATGAACTCAGATACCTATTTCGATATTGTCGATGATGCAATCACTAAGCAAATTTATGGTGAATCTGAAATCGTTATCTATGGAGGTTTACCGGGAACCTTAGGAAAGCCGGTCTTGGTGACGGATGCTGTAGGTGATAACGATGCTTTTGGCTTGCAGTATGGTGCTGTAACTGTAACTGAATCACAAGTACCGGGCTTCCGAGCTTATGACATCAATGATGAAGAAAACTTGGCAATCGGTATGCGTGCTGAAGGTGCATTTAACCTAGATATTCTTGGTTATAGCTGGGATACATCGAAAGGTGAAAATCCTGATCTTACATTACTTGGTTCAAGTGCTAACTGGATTAAATATGCAACCAGCAACAAAATGACAGCAGGTACCTTACTTGATTTATCAGGTACAGCGACAACTGGTTAAAACCTAAAAATTAAAACCGTAGGGGGCTAATAAGCCCTCTTTTTTATAATTAAGAGAAAGCACCATGAAGATTATCTATACACGCATTGCAGCAGCGGCTGCATTAGAGACGGGCATTATTGCTAACCCTGACTATTATGAAGCCCCAAATCTGAAAGCAAAAGAAGTAATTATTTACGGTAATTATCCAAAGATTCAAAAGGATTACGAATCTTTAGAAGTTCCAGTTGAAGTTCGTAAGTTGGAAGAGCCACAAAAAACGACTTTGGCCACGGTAAATGTCGAGGTAGGAGTCACCCCTGAACTTCAAACTGTGATTGATGATGCAAAAGCTGAGTGTGAAAAGGTAGTTGAAGAAAACACTCAGCTTAAGCAGAAAATTGCCATCTTAGAGCAGGCTGGTGGTAACCAGTCAGAGTTGTTATCTGAGAATTCACGATTAAAAGATGCAGCAGTCTTAGCAGATAAAGCTCTCAAAGATGCTGAAGCTCAAGTGGTCGGTATAAAAACTGAATTTGAAGCTTTTAAAAACGATATTCCTGCAATGCAGGCACGTATTGTTGAATTGGAAGCTGGAAAATCGGCAGAAAACCCAGCTACAGAAACAGCAGCTAATGATTTTGAAAACTGGTCAAATGATCAATTAAAAGAGTATTTGGCTAGTAAAAATATTGGTTACAAGCCGTCAGCAACAAAAGCAGAACTTCTTAAATTAATCCCGAAGGAATAATGCAATGAGCTTTATTACTGTAGATGACGCAAATTCAATTTTGGGCAGCGATTTTGCACCAGACAGTGATAAAGCTCGTCTGGTAAAGCTGGCTAATGTTTGGATGAAAAAACGGATTGGTTTTGTACCAGATCCTATTGATCCACTTCTTAAGGACGCGGCTTGTGAAATTATCAAAGGAATTCTGGCCAAAGTAATTTATAACGGCAAAGACCAGCAGTTGAAGCGTAAGAAAGTTAAAGCTGATTCTGTTGAGTCAGAAAAAGAATATCAGGACGGATCTGAAGCAATCTCTAGCTTCGAACAGATAGCAATTGATTTTATTGATTCACTTGAATTGAAAGATCCAAATGCAAGTTTTAATGGCTTTGGCATACCACTTTACAGGGCATGATATGGGCTTACGTGACGAAATTCAGGCAGATATTGCTGAAGCATTTAATGATGATTTAGCGGACGCCGTTCATACCTTTACTTGTGAACGGATCTCAAAAACCAATTGGGATCCTAAAACTGAAACTTCTGTTGAGGTTAAGGAAAACTATTCTGGCTGTGGTGTTCTGTTTGGCTCATATAGCCAATATGAGATTCAGACCCTTGGAGTACTGGCCACGGATAAAAAGGCGACCGTGCTTCAAAATGAAGTGTCCATGACACCTAAAATTGATGATGAATGGCTAACAGCTTTAGGCTCATTTCGAGTTATCCATATTCAACAAGATCCAGCCAGTACAATCTGGAAATGTCAGCTTCGAAAAGTGTAGGAGCTAAAATGGTTAATCCTGATTATGTTCCTGAATGGTATATCTCACCATTTCAACATGTGCAATACACGCTTGCTCGAAATCAACTACACATGGATTTGTTATTTGAAGATATGGATAAAGCCGATCAATTTTTGGATATGGGAGCGGATGCACAGGTTAGTACTTTTTCTAATGGTGCATATGCAGTTGTTCAGCTTGGTGATACTTCAGAAAGAAATCAGATTGAAGTGTATGGATTGCTTTTACATGAAGCTGTTCATGTCTGGCAAAAGATTAAAAAG